AAACACTCGGTCAATCAACAAACTTCTGGTTGGAACTCCAGCCAAGTCCACGACTGCACGTGGATGGGCGTGGGCTGAAGGACAAGATCGTCGAATCTGAATTCCCAGTTGTTCAGATATTCTTCGTATGCCAGTTGTTCGGAAATGGATATGTTGAACGCTTTCGCAAAGCTAAGCCTGGTGTCATCCGTGACCGGCCGTATATCCAACGAGGGCATCGCTTTCAACACGGACTTTCCCAACTCGTGCTTCACCTTATAAGCCAGAGACTCATTCAGGTTCAGCTTCACCTGCCGCGTGGTGTTTGCATTGCGCACTATGGCTGCCGCGAACGCCTGGAGGACTGGAACGCCCCTGTTGAGATAAGCCTCGCCCAACCCAATGGTATTGGCGAGCGCCCTCTTGGAACGTTCAGACCTCATTTGCATCCACCGGGGCCCAACAAGGGCCCCTGACAGTACCTTAGCTGGATTCCGTACAAATTTCCAAATTCCGTCAACTTGTACGGGGGTCGCTTGACACCATACGACCTCCTCCATGCACCTAGCCCTCGTGTCGGGAACAATTTCATGTCCCAGCGACAAGAAGTGCTGCGGCAGATCCGCGAGCACGTCGTCCACATCCCCGCTCTCTAGGATTAGCAGGATATCATCACCGTCGTCGAGGCAATCCCATCGGATTTTCTTGCCTTCGAAGTAGCAACCCAACATACAAGTCATTAGGAAGCAACCCTTCAACGAGGTATCCATGTCCCCTGACATTAGACCCCCCTCAGCGACGTATTTTATCCCTTTGGACGTACGTACCTTGTTCGTTATCATCCACGAACACATCTGGTAAAATGACTGGCTGTAACAGATAATCATGTATGCTTTGTAGATAGCGCGGAGGTGTGGCTTGTCGACATGTTGGTCGAATCGACTAGCATCCAGTGGAATGACTACTGGCTGCGTAAACCGCTCTCGCTTCTCTGCAAGCAACTGGGCCCTCTGATACGAGTTCAGTCCCTTACCAAATATCCTCGAGGGAGGAAGGCCGTTCCATCGGTTGCCCTTCAACCGGTAGAAAACCTCCTCTATCGCCTTAATGTACTGGGCGTAAACGACAGCGAACACGGGTTCGCGGTACTGAATAGCACGTGGATCCGGATTTATTTTCCCCTGGGGATCATACCGGGTCTTTTCGAATTTAGTGAACATCTTGACCTTCGCGTCTTCCTGGGTCAAGCCAAAAGTTCGATACTTTTGGGCTGCTTCCTCATAATTGGTGCGTTTCGCCCCGTGGTAGCTGTTCACCACCCGGTCGAGGTCCCAAGGGACCACTTTCGGGAGGCTTTTCGCCACCTTAAGCATAAAAGATTCGAGCCGGGCCATGGCCGATTCTTCAGCAAGCGGGACTTTGCCGCACACCCTGTTGTGGATTGACACCAACTGGTTATGGGTGCAGTCGTGGTGAGCGAACATTGGATACACCAAAGGCAGGTCGGGT